GGGTACCCCTTCAGCGTATGTTCTCTATACAAATCATACAGCCCTTACGTACAGGCAAGAGCTGTATTCCATATCATCACTGCCAATCTTATTTGCTCTTACGAGATTTAGTCTTTGAATGCAGACACCCAAGTCCTTCGCTCAATCCTTTGTCTACTTGACTAAGTTTATCAATCTGCTTCTGATGCCAGTTTCTACATTGCACATAGAACTCGCATTTAGGTGTGCAAAATGAAAGACCAAAGTTACGGTTATAGCAATAGTAGTCCATGATTACCTACAATTCATCATTCGCATGATTTCACGAAACCATGACTTGAGTTTGATAGATTCGTAACGGATGGCTCCGTTGTTATAAGCGTCCATGATATGCTTGAAAGAGTTCATTTGTTTAGCATGCTTGATAAGCATAACATTAGGCTTATGGTCATCAGTAGTTGCGGAGAACTTGTTTGGACATTGAAGGTCTACGTTGTTACTGATGTAATATATCCAGTCAAGAGGGTCATACCAGATTCCAATCCATGCGCCGTTGTATCTAATGGACATGCGATATTCACAGTCCTTGTTTTTCTTTTTGATGAAGTCGGTATCGTCTTCGAGCCATTCATTTTCAATAGCGTAGTTTGCGTATTCTGTACCTGCGATAAGTTGGCCGAAGCGAGAGCGTTTTGCATCTTCTTCCAGTTCAGGGAGGCTTACATCTTGAACAAGAATATCTTTGTTATTACCGAACTTCTTAAATTCACCCTGATAAGGCTTGTCTAGATAGAAGTATTCAAAGTATGGGTTTGTCTGCGTTACAGCATTACCTAAGAACATAACCCTTACAATAGGGTGGTTCGTGTTTGGGCGAGCAATGGTTACATACAGTTCCAAGAACTTAGTGACTTCATCGTTGAGGTAAGAAGAGCGTTTTACGGCAATGAACTCATCGAAGATAATCATCTGCACATCAGGAAAAGCATCTGATTTTTGAGTGAATGCAGCCGATAGCTGAATCGCATATCCGCATACCTCACCATCACAATAAAGTGTATTAGATTCTGCTTTCAGTACGTGGTCTGGAAATTCCTTCTGTACTGCTGCGAAGAGACGCCCACCTCGTGAGATAGTCAACTTTTTAAGTTCGTTTTCCTGCCTACGCACGTATACGAATTGCCATTTGCGACCTGCTCGTTTTTCCTTGAGGTATTTTTCAACGCAGTATTTCAGGCATCCATAAGTCTTGCCACCTCCACGCATACTGATGATGAAGTTGAACAGGCAGTTATGACTCAGCGTGTTCCTGATATTCCAGAACTTATCAGCCCTTGTAGCGCAAGATTCCATCCCAACCCCTTCCATAGTTATCCACTGAGTGCGTCTGGACGCATGCGGGTGTGGAGCCGCAATTCACGTCCTGATTATTTCCGATGTACATCTGCGTGTGCAGCGATTCGTTGAGCATGATATCGCCTCGCTGCAATTGGCTCGCGCCGAACGAGCGGCCCGCAATCCACTCCCATCCAGCTGCCGTGAAGCCCGCTCGCATATTGCCCGTGTACGTGGCATTGATATCGATACCAGCTGCATAGAATCCCGTGATGATGAACGATGAGCAATCGTAGCTAAGGCCGTTCACGTTCTTGAGGTTTCGATTGGTCTGGCTGTAGGTGATGTAGTTGTTCGATGCCTTGTCGATGCACCACTTGACAGCAGCTTCCACCTTCTCATTAGAGGCCGTGCCGCCTGCACCGTGCGTAAGCCCATCCACGATACCGTTTATCACGGATAGCAGTTTCTGCAAGATGCCCTGATTCCTGTTGAGCTGGTTGACGGCGAAGTTTAGGTTCGGCGTGGTTCCGTTGAATGCGTAGCCCATCAGTAATCCTCCCCGTCCCAGCGCAGCGGAGAGGTTCCCTGTGAGAAGTTGTTCCCGATATCGGCATTGTAATATCGGTCACACACGTTGAAGGATAGACCGTTGGTGTATAGCATCCCCGCTACCACATCCTCACCGAGCCTAATCTCGCCTTCGGGTGTGACGATTAACTGCTTGAGCGAGGTATCTAGATATACAGGTAGGCAAATCTCATCCAGTGGGCGCATGGAAGTAGGCAGTGTGGCGATAGCCGCGTTGGCCTCGTAGCCGTTCAGGTGCATGTTGCCCATTATCTGCACGATACAATCTAGCGTGAGGATGCAGCACGGGTTATCGCACTGAACATCGTTGGACAGCGTCAAGGTCTGCAAATCGCCGAGCTTATTGTACGGCATAGGTTCCTCCTTAAAATAGGATGCCCTCCCAAGGTTATCAACAGTGGGAGGGCGAGAAGGGTGGCATTCAGACAAGGGGTTCACAGAGCTTGCTAATCTCCTGTAGACCTCCGCACGTTTCACCGTGAGCAATCGGATAAGTCGGCGAGCCTTTACTTCTCTGGTGCCGTCTCCGATTCTACATCATTCGGCTCCTTGGTGTCAACGTCGATATTGAACATCATGAGAATCTTGGCGAACGGCAGGTCAGGATTAATCTTGCAGATATTCTCAAGGATGGAGACCAGCTCCATCCACGCGATGTAGACTGCAACGATATATGCAATATGTGGGGAGATTCCCAAGCTATCAAATGGAGGCATTCCCAGAACCTCGTTGGCGATGATGCCGGTGAGTAGAAACATAGCCTCACCGATTTTGTTGTACATGCCCTCGCGCGCGATGGACGAGCACAGTTCCTTGTTTCGCATTGCGGCAACTGTGCCGCACACGATATCCATGATAATGAGGATACCGCACCCCATACTTAAATTAATCATCTCATTTCCTCTCAATTGTAATCTTGTACGTATCGTTCTCTAGTGTGACTGGAGGAGCGCCAGACTTATCATTCCCACCATCGCTCCCAGCGATGCCGCCACCCAATGAGTTAGAATCAGCATATCTCAACCAACTTTCCCTATCTCCGTAATATACGGAACAGTCCAAGTTATACCCATATCCCGATAACCGCCCATCGCTACAGAACTGCCAAGCCACCACGTTGCCGTCCGCATTGGGACATTTCCATGAGGCCGCCTGTGCGAATGTGGGATGCGTGACCTCAGGATACGATGCCACCCATCTTGCGCAGTTCGACTCCACGCCGCCCTGATTGAACCTCCAAGGGTTAGCGTATATCCAAGGCCAGATTCCCGTGAGGTTGTGGAACTGCCTAACGAACTGGTTTACCCATTCCACCGATTGCTCAAATATGCACTTACCGTTTCTGTACACACCCTCCCAGTCGAGTACGGGGATGCCATCATGCAGGTAACCCAAAACGTTGCGGTAGAAGAATGCGGCTTCGGCAAGAGGGTCGCTGCTGCCGGCGAAGTGGTAGAAGCCGCACAGAAGGTTGGCGCTCTTCGCTTGTTGGTAGTGCCTATCGCAATAGGGGTTCACGTAGGATGTTCCCTCGGTCGCTTTGACGATAACACCCTGAATGGAGTTCGATACAGCCACCAAGTTCAGGTCGGCTTGGTGGCTGCTTATGTCGATGAAGCTAAGCATTGATTTTATATGAGCGCCAGATTGGCTCGCTTGTGGGGTCGTTGCCGTTTAAAGTTGCAATGCACATGTATTTACCCGGTGCATCGATATTCAAAACGGTTTTATCTAGGAAGTCGGTAACTTTGCATCCCTTTGTGGAATTGCAGATAACATGGATAACGCCGATTCCATTGATGCCATAGAAATTATTGAGGGATGCGGTATCCTTTGCATTGTTGTTCTCGAAGAAAAGGACATTTGCACCCGGAGGTACGTTGTTACCGCCTCTCTTATTGTTTGAAATTGTGGCGTTAATGGGGGTCGATTCTGTATTGTAGACATACAGCATATCGGAAGGATTGTAATCTTTAATCCTAAACATCTTTATAGTTCCGACATTGTTAAAGTACTGAGTAATTATTTCCAGAGAATTACATATAGGATATCCGCCTTTGTCAATAATTGGCGCTTCTATATTTACTCCCGGGTATGCCTTTATATTGTCGAACTCAAGAGATGATATAGGGATTCTCTTGGAAGTTTTAATATAGGTCCTGTTTACATCATCTTCCATATGAAAGAGTTTATCATTAGAGTTTTCCTCAATGCGGATATTATCAAATACAGTTCGGATTGCCTTTTTCAGGAAAATAGCGCAATCGGTGACCTCTCCGGTAGAGGGTGGTTCAAAGCTGCAATCGTTGAAGATATTATCCGCTACCTCTCCAGTACCACTAGAAATTAGCATTACGTTATTGGTTCCATCGCACGAGAACCAAGTATTGCTGAATACATTGTTATTGGCATATGAGGTAGCCGCATTAGCTTTCACGCATACTTTATTTGAGTAGAAAACGCCATCATAGAACTTGTTATATTGAGAATAATAATTATCCTCAAAATTGATGCAGATAGACTTGCAGTTGAAATTGCCGCTATTATCAACAATGTTAGAATCATTATTGGCAATTTTTCCCAAGGAGATACCGATATCGGCGTTTACCGTTCCAATGTTAGTAATTTTTGCATTGTTACCGCCAAAGATAAAGCAGATTCCAGTAGAGTTAAGAGTACCGATATTGATAAACTCTTTATTAGACGGAACTACGATATTGTCCGTCTCGTTAGTTCCATAGTTTACCAAAATATCGTAGTCGTCAAAAGAATCTCTAGGGTAGATTCCCGCATATTTCAGTTTGTCCTGCAATCTCTTTTCAACTTCACTTGCACGCGCCGTTTCGGCAGCAATCGCCTGCGCATTCGCGGTGATGCGCCCATCGAACTGCTGCACCTCTTGACGGTACATCTCCACCTGTGCATCAAGGTCGGCGGTACGGAACCAGTAGAACTCGTTCGTAAGCTCGATGTTCTGCGGGACGGGGCGCTTGGACGCATAAGAGGCGTGGGTCGCGTCATCCCACACCACAGTGAGGGAGTCGTACGTGGAGGCCTTGTTCCATTGGATGGGGTCTGCGAACGACAGCACGGCCTTGAGTCCCTTGTAGGTGATTCCGTTGGGAAGCTTGGATGTGTCGAACGTCACGGTATCTCGGATGGTTGTAGTGGTCTCGGCAAGGGCGGTGTCGCTCTTGACCTTCATGGTCTTGGTCTGGATTGCCATAAGTTTCCTCCTAGTAGGAAAGTAGAAGTCGGCCGTAGTCGGGTGAATCGGGGTCCGCCACCATATCGAAGGTGAGGAACCGCCAACTGGTAGGGATATACGCAACGAAATGTCCCTCATCGTCAAGGCCGAACCATACGAACTTGACAATCTCGCCCACCACGTTGATGAGGTTCTCGGCGAGCCAGTTGTTCAGGGCCGTGATATACAGCGAGGCGTACTCACCGTTCTTGACCTTCTCGAACTCGGACGTGATGAGCGCCACGTCCTCCTTGAGCTGTGCGATATCCCGCGTGTTGGTTCCCACGTAGCCTGCAAGCTCGTTGTTCGAGGTGATTACCTCATTGAGTTTCTTGACCACCTTGGCGACAAGCTCGTAGTACGACAGCGAGTCATCGAACACGGCGGGCAGCACGAGTTGGCACCAGTACTGCAAGCGCTGTACCGTGGCTGCGGATGTTTCGTCCATATCCTCCTCCTTTACCATAGCCCCATGAACAGCGTTGACAGGCTGTCCACAATCTCAAGGTCGATATTAAGCAAAGTCTTGCGGTATGTCAACAGCAACTCGGACTGGTTCGTGTCATAGCCCTTCTGGTTATGTACCTTGGTGCCATCGAAGTCACCCGTGTACCCGTCCGTCGATGAACCGCTCGTCTCGTTTTTGGCAGACGAGCCGCTCTCGGTCGTTCCGTGGTCGAGCGTGACGTTGGTGGCGTAGTCCATCGCCTCTATCGCGCCCGTGTCCAAGCCGTTCATCGGCGTGTCCTGAAAGACGTTGCGGTCATCCGAGGTGCTCTGCGAGGTGGACGTGGTGTCCGTGGCGCGGGTGTCCGACTTGTTGCGAGAGGTGGCCTCGTCACGTGTCCATTTCTCGGTATAGTCGAGGTTCTTGGACAGCATTGGGTCGGTCACCAGCGTCTCGCTCCTGAACAGCTCGTTGTAGTACGGCATGATCTCGTGCATCTTCCTGCGCATGTTCCACGCGAACTGCCCGAGCGTCTCGAAGCCTATCTCGCGCATGTAGTAGCGCCTGATGATTTTATCGTTCAGCACGCCGCGATGCGCAGCATCGTAGATGGGGTAGTCATCGAGGCCGATGATGCCGTATACGTTGGGCCAGTTGTCCTCGGCATGCGATAGGCCGAGGTCATCTAGGCGCTGCTCGATGGGAAACCGCAGCATGGTGGTGTACTTACTCATAGTTATCTCCCGGTACGTTGGATACCTGCATGCCCGAGGTCTCCAGCATCGCGTTGCCCGTGGCACCGGTTCGGATGTACGTACCCGAGCGGAAGTCAACCTTCACGTCAAGGCCGAACAGCTTGTTAATCTCATCGCACGCCTGCTTGCGCGCATTGAGGCGCGTGAAACGCTCGGCCTCCACGTCACCCATGTTGTTGACTACCTCATCGGAGATGAGGCGTTCCTTCTTATCAGTGTTGACGTTCTCGATACCGAGGTACGTGAGCGCCTCGTTCCATATCTGGTGCTTGTACGTCTGCAACTCGTTGCCCACGTACGGCGTAGTGATATCGAACACCTGAAACGCGTCCAAGTCGAGGTTCTTGTCTCCATGCACCCAAGGACGGCCCTCATCGACCTCCTTGGCGGCATTCAGGTACGTGAGGCGCTGGTCATCCGAGCAGCGGATGATGCGCGCGGTGCGCTGCTGCATGCAGTTGATATCGATGGTGCGCTGGGTCTCCGCGAGGCGGTATGCGTACTGCCACAGCGTGAGCCACATCGGCACTCGGAGGTAGTTCTGGTAGATGATTACCGAGTTGTCCTCCGTGCATTCGTAGTTGAATCCGTTCACGGCGTAGGCGCGGCGGTCGCGCGGATACTCGTAGATATCCCATTGGCCCTGAATCATCATGGGCAGCACGGCATAGCCCTCGGGTGCGCGCCTGCGCTCGTCCGACTTCAGCGCCTCATCGTAGAAGAAGCCCACGAAACCGTCCCGCAGGAGCCAGAACTCAAGCATGCGCTCGTCAACGCCCTCGGGCAGGTTGTCCCATTTGAACACGCTGATGGCGAGGTTCATGAGACGCCACATGAACATGGTGGCGGTGTCCTGATTGTTGATGAACGTCATGGCGTCCTGTGCCCTAGAGCCGTTCTGCATAATTGACGGAATCATGCCCGAGGGTGTGAAGAAACCAGTATACATAATCCTCCTATCCCAATGCGTTGGATTGCGAGTAGTCACCGAACGTAGCCGTATTATGCCAGAACGTGATGCCGCCGTCAAATGTCCTGCGGATAACATCCAGTGCATCGGCTGGCGTGCCTCGCCCTCGTGTAAACGGGGCTGTCGCGCCAGCGCCCACGTTGAGCGAGCGGGGCGCGGCGCCACCCGTCTTCACGTAGTTCCACGAGGGGCGCGAGGTGATGTTGACGGCCTCGATGCGCTCCACGGCATATCCCCAACGGTCGAAGAACTGGTCAATCTGCTGGGCCACCTCGGCCTTAACGCAGATGCGGTTGATGAAAAGACCCTGTGCGCCGGTTGAGAAAAGCGTCTCTCCGCTAACTTGTCCCCTCGTGGTTGTCGGCTGCCTGGAGGCATTCACCATACCTGCAACGCCGCCCGCACCCGCTGCTCCTGCACGTTTCAGCGTCTTAGAACCTTTGCCGACATTGCTCATCTGGCCCGCCACTTTTGCCGCTAAATCAGCCTCGTTCACATGGGCAAAACCCTCCATGGCACCAAGTCCCTCAAGTTCTGCCGATGCAGCTGCCAAAGTGGTACCGCCAGATACACCCGCAAGTGCAACTCCCGCAACAGTGAGTGCGATTGTGCCTGAGTTTTGGCCTACCCAGTTCTGGAATGCATTGTTAGTCCATGAACCCATTGCACCGGCCTTGACAACGATACCGTCATCGTAATCCAAAGCAATACCCTTGTAGTTATATGGAAACGCGAATGCCTGACAGAGCGGATTGAGCGCATACTTCACTCGAACATTTGTGGTCTCGTTCATAAGCTCATAACGCAGTTGTACACGTTGGCCCTGACCGTCCCCTAGTTCGGCAAATGAATAGGGGTAATAGTGAAGTTTAGCGTTTCTAGGAGTATACCCATCAAGTGTGTTCTTATTGGTGGGAATAGACAAATCAGTTTGCGAGGAAAGCTCGATATCTGTACCGCCTTGCGTATCGACACGACCGCCGCTACCGCAGAGCGAAACGGCGAATGATGGCACGGTGAAAATGGCAACGATACTCTCGACTGAACCAGCAAACGTAAGTTCGTTCAGAAACGCCTCCATGTCCTCAGACCCGCCAGCGCTGGTTTGAACGGGAAAGTAATATAGTGCGCACCCACAGGCAATACCTTTGTTGACAGTCATGGCAATGGGTTTTGCGTAATATCCCTGCGGATTGAGAATATCTTCGATAAGATTGTCGTTCTTCTCAGGTTTGGCAGAGGTCATCACGATAAAGCCACCGACACCGAACGTCTTCCTAGAAACACCGTCACCGACATATATAAGCGGAAACGAGGGTTCCTCGCTGAGCATGTACTTGCTGTCCTCGCTCGGCGTGGTCTCGCGCTCGATGAAGCATGCGGGAATCTGCCAGTCTGTGCCGTAAAGGTACGTCTGGAACACGTCCGTGTCCAGCGTAATCTCCGAAGTGTGGTCGCTGATATACTTCACATCGCTGACGAAACAGTAGATGTACCCATCGGTCAACGATTCGTTCCTATACATGCAGTAGTTACAGTGGTATAGCCTGTCCGCCTCGATTGCCACCTTGAGCCTGCGGTTGCGCCCGATGTACGTATAGTTGTCGCTTGAAAGCGTCATGCGCGTAGCGATATCGTTGTACTGCTCTTCCAGAGAGGTGTACAGGCGCACGTTGGAATAACCGCTGTCCCACGGCACGGAGCCGAACAGAATCTTTCCAGACGGCGTGTAGTTGGGAAGTGCCATATATCCTCCTAATAGAAAAGGGCCGTTCCCGTGAGATACGGGAACGGCCTTACGTGCAGTAACTATATATTACTGCGCTGCGGTGACGGTAATCTGGGCGGTACCCGTCTGACCGTCCTTCGCCATCGCGGTTACAGTGAGGACGTTGCCGACCTTCTCATCGGATGCGACACGAAGGACGCCAGAGGTGCCATCGATTCGCGTACCTGAGGCCAAATCCTTGGCTCCCTTGACGGACCACTCGACCGTCTTCTCGAACAGGCCAGTGCCCGCGACCTCGGCGGTCATGACGATGGAGGTGCCCTGAGCCACGTTCGCTGCGGTCGGGGACACGGTGACTGCCGTAATCTCGGATACCTGCGAGGTGAACAGGACGGCATTGGCGAACGGGGACACCGAGAAGGTCTTCCACACATGGAAGAAGTACTGCCAGTAGACGCCCTCGCCGTTGTAGTTCTCAGTGAACTGCTCGAAGTTATCGAAGCACATGAACCAGTCCTTGGCGAGCTTGACGGCGCTAATAAGCTGGAGTGCCTTCTTCTCCTCGCCAGTGAACGGCTTGTACGTGTCATCGTTGGCGAACAGCTCCGCGAGTCGGGCCTCGTCATCGGCATCGAACTCGAAGGAATCCACAGGGATTCGCTTGGAGATGTAATCCACCTCGGAGAGATTGAACGCCGCGGCCAGAACCTTCACGCCCAAGGTGGCCTCGGCCTCGTTGGGCACGATGATAACTTGGTCGGAGATTGGCGTGGAGTTGCGCACACCGGCGCGGTTGTACAGCGTCTTGAGGAACTCAAGATTGTTGGTGTACTGGCGGTACTTGGTGATTGCATCATCGGGGTCTGCACCATCACCCGAGATGGGCTTGGTCACGACCGTGTAGATACCGCCGTTGATTGCCTCGCGCGCGAGCATGTACTTCTTGGTGAGGAACACATCGAGGTTCATGCCCGTGTACAATGAATCCACGATACGCGCGATAAGCTCGTTCATATCGTAATAGGAGAGGAACGCCTGACGCAACTGGTCGTTGGAGATGGTGACCTTGTAGAACTTCTGGTAGTTCATCGAGTGGAACGCCGCGCGCACATCGGGAATCTCGCGCTTGAATACCTGAGTCTCGGCCTTGGCGGGGTCATAGGAATGGGGCTTGGCGATGTTGACGAAAATCTCCTCGACCGTCTCGCCGTAATCGAGCTTGCCCATCTCGAAGACGGCCCACTTGTCCTTCCACACACGGGAGGTGACGATTACGCGGGCGATGCGGTTGACGAGCGCGGTGATATAGGCGTTCATGTACGGCTCGTAGCTCATGATGTACTCGCCGATATTGTGCAGCGAGCGGTTGTCATCGGGTACGCGCACAGGGTTCACGGTAGAGTTAGGCATTGACTGCCACCTCCTCCACGAGGCCCTTGTTGATGAGCGCCTGTCGCAGCATCGGGTTATCGTTGATGATGGCCTCCAACGTGTCATGCGAAAAATGCGGGTCGTTCTTGAACTTGTCGTATGCGTGCATCACTTCGGAATCTGGCTTAGTTGGCATTGTACTTGTTCCTTCCCTTGAATAGCGTATCGAAGGTGGAGGGCATATCCTCCTCCTTAGTCTCCTGCTTCTGCACCTGCTTGGCATGCTGGGGCGAGGACAGGAAAGCGTTTGCGAACTTGGTCTTGGCGGCATCCAGCTCCCTTGCCAAGTTGTCGCGCTCGGTCGCAAGCTCCGTATTCTCGGTCTGCGCCTGCTCCAACTGGGCGGTCACTCCGTTGTAGTCCTCCTCGGAATACACAGTGGCCTCCTCCATGCCGTCGGGCAGTTCGTCCATATAAACGTAAGGCATGATGAACCTCCTCTCTCTACCTCTAGAATATATTAGCTCCTGCAATCGGTGTCAACAGGTTTATCGAGAATCTCCGCGCCATGCTCCTGTAGGGCAATGAGGGCATCGATGTTGCTGCGCACATCGGGGAACATCTCGCGCACCTGCGAGAAAGTATACGAGGAGAACGCATAGGTACCGTCTGCCTGCTGGGAGATAATATCGTAGTCGTAGGTGTCGGCTGTGGCCACCATGCGGACGTAATACTCACTACAGTTCATACTATACCTCCTCTAACTTGAACAACTTAATATTGAATGTATCAACGTTATAATAAGCATTGAGTGCGTTAGCGATAAAGATTGCATCCTTACGCATATTGAAGATATATGCATTTGACTTATACAATGAACAAACTGGTAAACCGTCATCGTTAATCTCGGTAAAGTAAACTGTGTGCTGCTCGCAATCTCCAAGTACAAGAGTGCCTGCTACTGTGCATCGATACATGGCTCAACCTCTTCAAAATCATAGCGTACCCTACAGACCTTTCCATAAGACCACATATTATCAGGCAACCTGCTAAGGGCTTTGAATGCGTCATCATAGTTATGGAAAACCATGGCATCATCTATATTATCTGTTATCGGAAATTCTTCCCACCCATATAGATGATATCTACTCTTGGCTAAAAAATAACGGCGATACGAGCCCCTCTTGAATATACGGCCCGTAACGACGTATCTCAAATGATTGATACCCGCAACATCGCTGTCATCGGCCAACTCCCAGATTGTAAAATGCTTCACGGGATACCTCTTTTGCACCCATTTCATCAGTAATACGGCTGTATTCTCATCGTTAACGATTAGGGCGTTACCGCCATCAGTGAAACGCACATCTATCGCATCCTGAATAACCACATAGTCGATACCGCCAACGAACTCGATATTATTCTGCCCTTTAGAAGGCAAGACCGCTATAGCATACTTCATAATCTATCCTCACATCCAAACTTCTTTAAAGGCATACTCCACTCTATATACCCAACATAATTGCCACAATTCAAGAGGCAACTTGTAGACAACATCAAACGCCTCATACATGTCGGTGAAAATAAGCGCGTCATCTATATTATCCGTCATGTCGGGAACGCAATCCTCATCATCTATATGAAAACGCTTGCCGACAAAATAATGATGATATATACCACCTTCAAGCACTTTACCCATGACAACATATTTTTCAGAACTGGTATACATTATTAACCATCCTCACTAAACAATTCTATATGATAATCCTCATCATATTCGCTCTTAAGATAATCCCTTATTCGCAACGCCACATCGAGATGAATGTATTTAGCTGCCTCATGGGAATCATGGGTATTATGAATATAGTTGTTATACATACTCTCAAAATATCCATACTTCTCATTATACAGAACAATGCACACCATACCTATCTCCTAATCTCCATATCGCCCTCGTACAGCACGATGCCTCCATGTACGCGCCTCGTGTATAGCTTGCCCGGATACACCTTGCCGAACTCGAAGTTGTCGATATCCACGTACCTGTGGCACTGGCTGGGCATGCCCGCCACATGCACCGTGGGCGTATCGCTGCCCTCCTCGTACTCCATGTAGCACTTGGCACGCAGGAACTTGGCCTGATAGAACGTACTCTCGTGCTTCCAAGCGCCCAAGCGCACGGCGTCCACATCGATACAGTCGGGTATATCCGTGCCGATGAGATGTACAGAATCGGTGTCGGCGTATATGAACCTGTCGTACACGGATTGCGCCGTCGTGATGGTCTTGTATCTGGCCCACGCCGTGATGAACACGCCCGCAGGCAGGTACACGGGGTCGCGCTCCTCGGGCGGCAAGTCCACATAGCGCAGCACATCGTTGACCAGCATCGGCCTGCGTGAGTACACCGTGGTGCGCGTGGCGAACTTGCCGTACAGGGAGTTGAGCATAAGCTTAGCAATCTGGCGCATGCCCGAGTTGCCCTCGATGGTGGCTTGGTTCTTGATGCCAATCCACTTGTCTACGTAGGACTTGAACAGGAACGTTGCACTCCTGAACTGGTAGCCACCGTGCCAGCGCAGGTTGTAGATATGGTACTGCTGCGTGATGAGCTTCCAGTCAACGGAGGTGACCGTGAACGTGACGTCGCCATCGCTGCGCTCAAGGTACTCGGTCTGCTTGAAGCGGAAATTGCCCTTGAGCTGAATGCACGGGAGGTGGTCTTCACGGATACGGAACGAGCACGTCACCTGAGCCACCCACAGGTCGAACGCCTCGGAGGGCTTGGGCTTGCCCTCGAACCTCACGGGCCTGCCGTACGGCAGACGCTCGCCCGAACAGCTCGCCATGACGGACGGGTACAGGCTGTTAACATCGAACACGATGCCCTCGCCCAGCTTGCGGCCCTGAAACTTCGGGTTGACGTACGTCCAGCCTCCGCGGTACGCCTTGCGTATGAACTCGTCCTCCTCTGGCTCGATATAGGAGAACCACTTTCTAAAGCCCTTGCGCCCGCCGCTCATGTCGCGGTAGTTGGTGAGCGCGTTGCTGCCCGCCGTCATCTTGTTCAGGCCCTCATTCAAGAACTTCTCCAAGACCATGGCGGCAATAGTCACATCGTTGTCGATATATGCAATCTCCTCATCGGTGAGCCGATGCCCCACGGGGCGCGGTGCGGAGTAGTCGATACTGCCCTTGAGGATGGGCAGCTTGTAGGCCTTCGCCATCTGTGCGATGGAAAGCGGAACAATCTTGAGCGAGTCCATTATGCGCACGCTCAACGACTTGGTGAAATACAGGTCGATGCAGTACACCTGATTAGCATCGCTGATAACGGTGGTATATGTACGGGTGCCTGCCTTGGTCCTGTCCTCGACCCATTCCCAGCCGTTGCGCTCAAGCCAATCCATGATGAACGCGCCGTCGAACGCGAGGTTGTGGAAGTACACGTTGCATGGTCCGTTGTCACGGCACCACCCGATGAACCACTCGACGGACGTGCCGCGCTCGATATGGTCCGTGTTCCCAATCTCGCACGTGGCTGCTGCCCAGACTCGGCAATCCTCCATATCGGTGGTGGTCTCGAAGTCCGCAGTATAGCTCTTGCGATTCAACGTGTCCTCCCACCATTCATCGCCGCCGTCACCGAAGACGCTGACCTCCTCCCTGTCCATGAGGTCTGCCAGCGCGTTATAGATAGAGTCGATATCCTCTCCTGACATTTTGGATAGGATATCCGGGTTGCCAATCATCCACAGCGATTCTGGGATGACCTGCCTTGCATCGCTAACCTTCATAACCAACCTTCCTCGCCCTGTCCACTACGAACCTTACGGCCCTGTTGTGACGTGTCTCGTAGGGCGTGTTGACATACGGGTTGTTCTCGCCGCCGCTCTCGCTGATATAGCTCGGGTCCAACTCGTCATATCCCAGCGCGAACAGCTTGTTCAGATAGGCCGGCTCATTCTCTGCCATCCAGTCGAGCGCGTCCAACAGCTCCTGATAGCCTCCCATGTCCGCATGGCGGTTGCTGACCGCCGTCCACGTGTCGCGGTAGACCTCGTACATGGCATCGACCGCTACCTGCTCGCGCTTGCGGGAGGCATCCTCCTGCTCCCACCTCTTGAGCGTGTCGGGGTCGATATCCGTGTATGAATCATCGGCCTCGCCCTCGTCCTCGGGCATCAGGTCGTTGTCCGAAGTGAGCGTGCCGTACTTGGCTGGGGACAACTCATCCATATCGTAGGCATCGTCGCCCTCGAAGAACTCGCGCCCGATATCCTCAAGCGTCCTCTGGCGCTGCCTGCGTATAGCCCGCATATCGAGCTTGTACTGGCGCTCGGAATACTTGGTCGTGAGCCTGCCAAGCTCATCGGTCGTGATATCGAGAGCATCACTGTTGACCGTCTTGAGGACACGCGTAAGCTCACTATACCTGCGGTGCTTCCTATCGGACTTGTATCCCACGATACGGCGGAAGTCATTCACGGAATGCACGCGCGACATGATACCCTCCACGGTGACTCGGCTGGGCAGATAGCCCTTGAGGATTGACTGGCCCTCATCGTCAAGCTCGCGCTCCCTGCGGGTTATCGCCGCATTGAACGCGCGCACAGCCGAGCGCAGGCGGTTGAGGCGTGAGGCTGTCCAGTTGAAGCCGGGCATCTCACATCACGACCCGAAGCCTCAACTGCTCCAGACAACGGAACTCCTCGCCGCGCTCGGATACCACGTAGAAGCCACGCGACTCGACTTGGGCGTAGAGCTGGAAGATGGCGGCAAGCGAGGCATCGAGATGGAAATGGAAGCGGCGCGACAGCGAGTCCGTGAGCCAGTTCTGGCGAATGCGGGCCTTCTCGAAGAACTTACGGCGATGGGTCTCAGACGAGAAGTAGAACCTGTACCCGTCCACCTCCTCGTAGAACGGGCTGTCCTCGATGGCATAGCAGACGCCGTTGCGTGTGATATCTGGCATATCTAACTCCTCACCGTATCGACAGCAAAAAACACAGCTTCAAAAAAGCATACAAGACACATAAACGAGAAGACTAGCCACGACCTATCGCCGCTATTAGAATAGCACCCGATAAATTCAACCGCCGCAACCCCACATAAAACAGCAATAATGCCAGATAAAATCAGTTTCTTCACAACATTGACCTCCTGAAAATGAGGGGCGCAATGCGCCCCTCGGAATGGGCAGCTAGTCGAACGGGATGGGGTTGTCCTCGATGAACTCCACCGACATATACTCGCGTCCGCGCTTGGAGGTGCGCTTGGTGAACTTCATCGATACACCTGCGAGGAGGTTAAGCGCCTGCTCCTTGGAACCCATGTCCTTCTCGATGGTCTTGATATCATCGGTAACGATGGAGTTGCCGAACATGAAGTTCTCGGGATACTCCTCGAACAGCATGACTGCAAACGGCGCGTCATCGCCCTTGATGAAACCGTAGTCCTTGAGATGGAGACCCTTGCCGACAGGAATGTCCACCTTGGTACGCCCGTCCATGAACGGAATGCCCTCGCCCTTGTTGAACTTGTCGAAATAGCCCATTGCTACCTCCTTGACCGTGTGGCGAACCCGTTTTAGGTTACTTGATTGACCACGTGGGACATACTGAGATAGAGCGACAGAGAACAGTATATCCCACGTGACCAATCCGAAGATTGGGCACGTTGCCTCTACTCATCGAGAGGCAGCTCCTCGCGGGAATCGGCAATCTCAAGCAGCTTCTCAGTCGAAAACTTGTAGACGACCTTTACGAGCTTCTTGGCATAAACCTCCGTACCGCGCTTGCACTCCACGCCGCTGGCGGCGATGAACTTTCGGATATCGGTCTTGGTGAGGGAGGTATCCTCCATGGTGCCAACGGGAGTGCGGACAAGGTCGTAACGACCGTCCTCGGCCTTCTCAAGAGACTGGATGCCGACCTCATACTTGTAAAAAGTGATTTGACGTGCCATTTTGAATCCTTTCGTTAAAAGTGGCAGAATTGGAACATGTTTATTATGTCAGAATAGTAAGCTTGAACAACTGTGAATCTGAAAATGTAAGAAGTTTCACAAAGTCTTCACATACTATTCCTCATAATAGATATCCTATAACGGGATAGGAGACTCAAACGTACCCTTCTCAATCAAACAATCATGGGCATAATTTCTAAAACAGGGAATATAATCCTCAAAAAACTTGAGAACTCCCAAAATATTAGTCACAAACCCATAAGTGAACGACACAGACATAGCTTCCAACATTGCCCGCTTAGACGTATCATCCTCACGATGATAGTGCTTAGCCTTAACAGTTTCAATATGGACAAAATAATGAGGCCATGCGCAATCACTATAATCCGAAACCTGTATCGTATACAACTGTTCAGCCATAATAGTCTCCTTTCAAAATCTAGAATATGGCCATGTCTGCCGACTCAAGAGAGTCGGCAGACTGGGCATATTATAGCGAAGGGTCGATATAATAGGCGTGAGACGAACGACCCGTTGCAATAGCCCTCATCATTTCGCCCGTTTCCGGATTCGGAAAATCAAACGAAATAGTAAAGAAATTACAACTATGAGAAGTGATACAAAAACGCTCCCCGTGCAACTCACGACTCAGCTGCTTCCAATACCTATAAGCTCGCGCCTTTTCAACCGAATAGGACTTATACACCTCATCAAGGCATTTAGGCATAGGCCGACCCGCCCAATCATAAAGAGGCGTACGCTCAACGCGCTTACGAGGATGAACGATGAAAATTTCACTCAGATTATCCATAATAAACTCCCATCTTTTCGATAATATGGCTATCGCTGCCGGTTCTTTAGAACCGGCAGAGTAGACATATTAAAAGTCAAACGAACTAACCTGAGCTATAATTTTCATCGATGCATCAATTTCATCATCGAAAATAACAACTGTATCTAACTTACGCAATTCCACAAGATCAATCAATTCAGCAAACTTTTTATAAGCCTCCGCTAAATTATCAGTTTTGAGCGCGTTTAAAACTTGGTCACCTAAAAAGACATCTACTGAATAACGCATAACTAACCCTTTCA